CGGAGCCTTCAGCGCATCCCGCTCAGCGTCGGCAAGCGCCTTCATGTACACGGGCCCGACTTCCGCCAGAAGCATGACGAGCGCCGGAGCGATCAGGTGAACGGCCACGCCCACCCAGTCATGTTCGCTGACGCTCAGCCACACGTTCAGGAAGACGGACGCAAGCCCGGTGATCCAGCGGAAGGCAACCGGCCACTTCCCGAGCTGCGTGACGCCGTACTTCGCGAGCGTGCTTTCCGCTGACAGCGCCATGATGAAGGCCGCGTCGACGATCAGCCCCAGCACCCAGCCGGACCATTCCCACTCGCTGTGCGCGCTGACGAACGGGGTCGTGGTCATGAGGCTGTAGAACACAAGCCCCAGGATCAGGAACCACCGTCCGCCAACGAGCACCTTGCGCGTTCTCACGATCGTTCTCGTGTCCAACTCCCGTACTCCCATGGCTAGTTGAGTCTTAGTCACGGGCCATGAAGGGAGTCGGTGACGTGCCTAACGCCAATGGTGGTGTCTGTGGTGGTGCCCGCGTCTGCCGCCGTTGTCGCGTACCGGCTCGTTGCCGCCGCTGACGTCCACGGGCTTGTCACCATGTCCGCCCATGGGCAGTACGCCGTCGGGCACTACAGCGCCAAACATGTCATCCAAAATCTTTCCGTCGCCTTCCGCATCCCTGAAGGGACCTTCGTCACCAGCGTCCGGGGCGGGCGTCGCACGGTGCTTAGGCTTCGCATGCCGGGGCTCCGCGTGGTGCGTTTTGGCCGGCTCAGGGGTCGCAGGAGACGGCTTAGCGTGCCGGGGCTTGGTAGGCAGCGGAACGGGCGACGCAACGGCAGTCATGGGGCCTAGGACACCCTGGGGCGGCGTCTCGTGGTACGGCTTCACTGGGGACGTGTCCGGCTCCGGGAGCACGTCAGGAACGCTGTCATGACCCTGTCGGGGTTCGGCGTCAGCGTTGTATGCGACTGCCCCCAACGTGGCAGCGAAGACAGCAGCAGATGCGGCAGCGGACAGCACTAGCCGACTCATGAAACCCCCCACAATGACTATTGTCCAACTCTCAAGTATCTCGCGACCATACACTATGCGGAACGGCGGCTTCCGCTAGGTCCCGTGAACCCACTCGCACGCCGTGAACACGTCGTCAACCGGGATGAGTTGGCCCGTTTCCGCTGAGCGCTTCCACTCGACCCCGGCAACCAAAACTCCCGTGTCCTTGCGTCGTCCGATGATCCGGAATCCGGCGTATCGGGGTGCCGGCGGGCCGCTCAGGATGCGTGCCACAAGCCGGGAATGCGCCCCCAGCACTGCCCGCAGTTCCGTGCACGCCTTGATGGGTTCTTCTCCCATGGACGAGCCCAGCAGGGTGCACGGAAGCCACGCGTGAGCGGCGTCAGACGGTACCCAGGCAGACAGCGCAAGGGTGAAAGGTGCAGTATGCATGTTCGCCCCCCAAAGGCGGAATGTGTGCTTCCCATGTTGAGCCTTCAACCGCTCATGTGAGTCGTTCCACAGTCTTGATGCCTCCAATACCTGAGGCGTACGTCAGGCGGCATGTGTCATCAACCCGAAGTATTCGTGAAGGTTTCGTGTGCCGCTCGAACGTTCGGCCGACTCTACGCCCGACCACTGACACACGCCAGAACGAAAAAGTTCCTTGCCTAAGAGGAAAGTTGAAGGAGTATCAACTAAACCGACAAAGCCGCAAAACGAACAAATCCCCCAACCCACTCACGATGAGTAGGTTGGGGGGTTTTCGGCTGGTTTAGGCGGGGAGCATGATCACCATGTACCCGGCTTCATCGGTCGCGATTCTCTCGCCGTCTTCAAGGTCAAAGTCACTGGGCTTGACCCGCTTGTTGCACGCGGGGCACCCGTACAGGTTGCCGCTGATCAGTCGATAGTCGGTCTTGCCGCACTCACGACACTGATACCGGAACATGGTTTCTGCCCTTCGTCGTTTCCTGCTGACAAGGAACAATCTAACGTACTCACGTGAGTACGTCAACACGACGCGGAAGGGAGAGTGCCGTACGTGCGCTTACCCTCGTTCCGCCGTGCCGCAACGTGCTCAGCGTCAGCCCTGTGCCTGAACACTCCTATGCCCCGCACCCGAACGTTATCCCGCGTCACGAACCACGCGCGTTTGTCAGCTCCGACGCCGTAGCGGCTCACGTGAGAACGTCACATTCCGGGGTCACGACGCGACGAATACCAGAAGCCCGTATCAGCGTCCAGCACGACGGGCACGGCTCACGAGTCACATACAGCGTCGCCCCAGGAAGCTCAGCGGCAGGCGCGTGACGAATCGCGTTGCGTTCGGCGTGGTCGGCCACACAGTTGCTGTAGTCCGTGTTCGCCGCACACTGCGCGTACGTGAGCTGACCCCGCGGACACGCACCCGCGCTAGCACATCCTGGCACTCCGGCCGGCGCGCCGTTGTAGCCAGTGCCGCGCACTTCGTTGGAGGCGTTCACGAGCACAGCGCCCACCTGAGAGCGCGTACAGTCCGCACGGCTTGCCGCCCAGGCAGCACCCGCCAGAAAGTACGCGTCCCATGAAGGTCGTTCAGACAAGCGCGCGCCCCCGCTCAAGTAGCGCGCGAATCTCTTCGTCCGTCGCTGCGCCCCGATGCTCGGCCAACACGTCGCCGTAAGGGTCATCGTCGGCGTATACGCGAATGGTCGGCGCTACCTCAACGCCTTCGCCGCGCGGATCGTACAACGTGGCGTCAACGAACTCCGGCTCAACGTCCATGTCCCAGCACACGAGGCGGAACGCGCCCATGATGCGCGGGGACCAGCGGTGACCGGGAAGCCCGATCAGAACGGCGTTAATCACTCGTCCGTCTCCTCAACGTTGCGGTAGTTGACGCGCACCTTCCACGCTTCGCGGACAAGCGCGTGAATCTCACTGAACGCCGCTGTCTTCGCGGGTCCGTAGCCCAGTTCGTTGACCAACTCGCCGTGCCGATCACGGTCAAGCCATGCGTCAGCCATGTCGTCAAGGACGTCAACGGCAGCGGGGGACAGGGTCAGGAACGGATTGCCTTCGGCATCACTCATACGGCACCGCCGGCACATCCTGAACAGAGTTCGGCGCAACGTCGCGAAGATGCGTTAGCACAAGGCCGGCGAACTCGCGAATCTCAGCGTCAGCGGCCACGTGCCAACGCTTGCCCAACACGTCACGCCATGCGCGCAGGTTGCCGGTAACCACCATGTCGACGGGGGCGGCGTTCGGGAGTACAGCGCGTGCGGCTTCGCGGGCTTCCTTCCGGCTCAGGCCACGTGCGCGGAGAAGCTTCACCCCAGCGTCATACGCCTGAAGCGCTTCCGCGTAATCCTCCCTGAACGGCTTCTCAAGCTCCGTGCCACGCATGGCGGGGGGAATGACCGGCTCCGTCTTCGAGTAGTCGACGTAGCGCTGTGAGACAACGCTGAACGACAGGTGCCGGTGCCGCGTCAGCTCCGTCAGCAGTGCGCGGGACACGCCGCGGACAAGGAACGTTACGGAGGAGTGTTCCAGCACGCTGTAATGCCCCTGGGCAAGGATGTTCGCGAGATACGCGTCATTGCTTGCCGTCTTCGGGTTCGGACGGCTGAAGGACTTGTAGCAGATGCGGCCGGCGGCCTCAGCAATCGCGTCGGCATCTGCCGAGAAAAAGCCGTTCGCCCCCTTCTCCCCCCACACGTCATAGCCGTATGCGTCGGCAAGAGTGTCTTCGTTTAGCGTCGTCGCTGCGAGGATTTCAACGTTCAAGGTCTCTCCCAAAGGGGCGAACCCACTCACTGTGAGTAGGTTCGCCCCATCGTCATTCGGTGCCGTCAATCCAGCGGGCAAGGGCAAGAACGTCTTCGGACGTGTAGCCGTCAAGCCAGTCAGATTCCGGGCCTATCAGGGTCCGTGCGATCTTCCATGCGTCCACACGCTCAGCGGTCCGTTCGGCGCGGCGCTGGGAAGCGGTAGCCCGCGGGGGCTTTACCTCAGAAGCCACGGCGGTAGACCGGGCGCCCTCCCAGTGCTGCGCGGACCTCATCCTGTCGCTTCGCCTCAGCGGCACGCACGGCGGCGTCAGCGCGACCTTCCCGCGTAGCCGTTGCGCCCGTGTTGGCCTCTTCGACCAGCCATGCGGCGAGCTGACGCGCCTGAGCGGGAGTCATCACGGCTCGCTCACCCGGAACGGCAATGCTGATCTTGCCGGGCTCCGAAGACTTGATGAAGCCGACCACCCGCCCCTTCTCCGCGACCAGTACAGCCTTCGTTTCGTTCGTGACACTCAGCATGGTGGTTCTCTCCTTATGCGAACAGTGCGGTTTGTTGCGGCTTCAGCGAAAGGGGCTCAACGTCCAGCTCAATCGCTTCGTACTGGTCGAAAACGGTCTGGCCGGCCCGCCCCACACGGGATACGAAGTCGGGAACGTCGTACGTGTACACGCGGAACCCGCACTCCGAAAGCACCCGTGCGAACCCGCTGAACCACTCGTCCAACGCTTCCCGCGAGTCGAACCCACAGCGCTCGTGCGCACTGATACCGCGAAGGTCAGCGTCGGCGTACGGCGAAGGGTGCTCAACGTTGCAGTGCTCTTCGAACATGCGGGAAAGGGTGAGGTTCACTTCGTTCGGCAACGTGTCGCTACAGGCGTACGGGCCGGCGGGAAAGCCTTCGTACCGGGCTGACTCGTGGGCAACTCTCCACACGCGCACTGCGCGCCCCCTAGCTGTCTGCGCCGGTAAGGCAGCCGTCATGATGCGGCTGGTCACCCGACAACGGGCAAGCCCAGAACTCACACTCCGCGGCGTCCCACAGATCGGACATTAGGCGGCACACGCTGCGTGCAAAGTCAGACATGGTGTTTCCTGTCTGTTGAAGTGGTTGGAGTGCCCCGGACGGGATTTGAACCCGCATCTTCCGATTAGGTCGGCGCTCTGCTCAGTTGAGCTACCGGGGCGGCTTGCTAGGCGCGGATCTTGCCGCCGTACTGTCGGACGAAGCGGCACGAGTCCAGTACCGACAGGCGCTGAACCAGCGGGACGGCTTCGGCGTGCGTGTGGCGAACGCTGCTGATCGTTTCGCCCTTCGCGTTGCGCGTCTCGAACTCAACGCCGTCGTCTACGCGGGTGGTGCGTACGCGGTAGCCGTTGCTCAGCTTGAAAACCATTGGTCTGTCTCCTCGTTCGTCGTCTTCGTGGGCCTAGAAGGGAGTCGGTGACTAGGGCTTCGCGACCCAGCTCAGGGCCCAATCGGCCAGGCTCTTATCGCTCTTGGAGAGGTTGCAGGGGGCGCATGCCGGCAGGAGGTTGTGCGCTGCGTCAGCTCCGCCCTTGCTGATGGGAACCACGTGGTCAAGATGCTCAGCGGGTGCGTCGCAGTAGGTGCAGGTGTCGCCGTAGGCGGCGAATATGTCGGTACGCGAGTACGGCTCATGCGGGGCGTTGGCTACGCGCGCACGGCGACGGGCACGAGCAAGCTGCACGGCGTCCGGGTTGGCTGCGTACCATGCTCGGTAGTACTCGCTGAGGTGCTCCGCGTTGTTTTCACGCCATGCGCGGTTGTTATCTCGAACTCTGTCCGGGTTGTTCTCTGCCCATCTGCGGCGCGCTTCGACGCATTGAGCTCTATTGGTGGCGTAGTACTTTGCGGAGTGCGCGTTACAGCACGCTTTACATGACGCTCTGCGCCCGAACTTTCCCTTCTTTTCGGCTGCGAACGCGTCAAGCGCCTTCGTCTCGCCGCACTTCGTGCACGTCTTCTGCTCCGTGCCCGCGCTCACTTGCGCCCACCGTTCTTCAGGTTCGCGGCAGCGGCGGCTTCGAGCACAGCGGCAAAGGCGGGGCGCTCAATGGCGATAGCCGCCACGTAGCGCTTCGCGAACGCCTTCCGACCCTTAGCGCGGTGAGCCTTCGCGTTGACGTACGTCATGCCCAGTGCCGCGCACAGCCCTTCCATGTCGCACCCGTCGCCCCACCCGAAGTCCATGACGTCATTGATGCCGAACGAGTGGCGCAGTACGTCACGCTGTGCCTTCCCCATCGAGTCAAGAACGTCATTTACGCGGTTGCGCTTCTCCCGCGAATCGGCCATGCGGTCATCACTGGCGTCACGAAGGTCCGCGGCAAGCGCCCCGTCCGCCACCGTCGACACAGCGGAGCGAAGAACAGCCATTGCGTCCAGTACGTAGCGGCGCGTCTGCGGGTTGCGCGGCACGCTGACAACGTCCTCAACCGTCTCAACGTGCTCAGGGTTGGCGAACCCGTGGCGCATGGCTACAAGCGCGTCAGTGAGCCGGATACGGTCCTTGTCGTTCTTCGGCGTAGCCACGTACCGCTCAAGAACCATGGCGGCTTCGATCACAGCGCCCCGACCAACCTTCGGGCGAATCTCGCCGTCAAGCTCTTCGTCGTAAACGGGAAGCATGTCCCCGAGCGACCACGAACCCTCACCAGCCTTCTGATGGTTGGTAGTGGCCTTGTCCAGCGACAGAGCACCCTGCCACGCAAGACGGGCGGCGTTAGCGCGCTCAACGCTCAGGCGACGACCGGCCGGCGGCAAGGTCTGGCACATCTTCGCTGCCGCGTAAAGGTCGCCGTCCGCGGCTTCAATCATGGAGGCGAAGACCTTCACAGCCGTCTCGTCCGCCCCCGCCCCGCCGTTGCGCTCAGTGCGGACAGCATCCTTCATGGCGTTTTCCACGGTCGAGTAAACGAAGCGCTCAAACGCGTCAACCGTCGTGTCCGTGAAGCGGCTCAGCGCATCGAACACAGCCACACGACCAACCTGCGCAAACTCATCCTTGTATTCGGCGAGGCGTGCACCCCCGTGCGGAGCCATACGGCGCGCTGCCCGGTCGGCGTGAGTCTTGATGCGTCCCGCCATGGCTTCGACGATGGTTGCGGCGGCAGTGGTGGCGGCAAGCTTGTCCGCGGACTGAGCGGCCTTGATGGTGTCGAAGGACAGCATTTGGTGACTCCCTAGGTCGTTTGAATCCGCTGAAGGGAGTCGGTGACTTAGGGAGCGACGAAGGACGTCACAGCCTGCTCACGGCAAGGCTCACCCCACGTTTGGGCAGGTGAGGGCAACCGATACGGTCACCGACTCTTGCCGACGGAGGCTGATCACTTCCGGTCCGTCGTGCAGCTCGAACATAACCCGAACGCACTCACGTGAGTAGGTTCGTTTTCGTCCGGAACACACGTGATGACCGGGTGGGCCGGCCTGGGGTTGTTGAGGATTCGAAGGCGTGATGCCGTCTCATCCTTTGGATGTACGGATTTGGCATATGACAGAAGCCCCGTTACCTGTCCTTTACAGGTAACGGGGCTTTGATCTTGTTCTGACGTACTCACCGTGAGTACCTTCGATCGTTATCCGCGCGTGATCTTGAGGCAGCGTCAGAACTCCGGAACGTGGCCGGACGGTTCCGCTTAGACGTCAGCGCCGTACAGCGAACCCCACGAGCGCCCACCCAGATCCGCGGCAGCAACGACCGGCACGCCGTACAGGTCCATGGTCATGCAACGCTCAAACTCACGCGCAATGTCCTTTGCATCCGACTTCGGGGCACTGAAGACGATTTCGTCGTGAATCGGAAGCTTCATGTACTCCAGAAGCCCAGCGTCACGCATGTTCAGCATGGCCTGCCCCAGCACGTCACGGGCGGCGCTCTGGCACTGGTAGTTCACAACGGCGTAAGTCCGATCACGGTCAAGCGGCAGCCGGCGACCAGTCACCGACACAGTCACAAGCCCCGTGTTGCGCGCTTCCCGCTGCCACCGCGAAGACGCGCGTTTGATCTCAGGGAACACCCGGTCGTACTCCGTGACAGCGCGGGCAATCTCAGACTCAGTCGCTCCGGTTTGCCGCGCAATCGTCGCCACGCCACCGCCGTACACCTTGCCGAACCCAGCGCCCTTGAACACCTTCCGGTCACGCTTCGTGGCGTTCGGACCCTTGATGAGCCGCGCCGTGTACATGTGAATGTCGAACCCGTCCGGATAAATGGTCGGGTCCGGGTGCGGGTCGCTGAAGCCTGCCTTCATGCGCTTCACGTCGGCAAGCGCTGCCAACACGCGCATCTCGATCGCCTGAAAGTCGACGGACCCAACGATGTGATCGGGTTCGTCAGACAGCACAGCGCGGCGGATCATCCAATCGGACGAAGGCAGCGTTTGCGCGGCGAAGTCTCCCGAAATGGACATGCGACCCGTGCGCGCCTGAAGGGTGTTTATCGTCGCGTGGATTCGTCCGGACGGGTCAACGTTCGAGGCGAACCGGTCGGCGTACGTCGTAACCCACTTGCCGGCGCGCTTGCTGCGGAGTACCGCCTCAGCCAACGGGTTAGGCGCTCGTGCCCCAACGCGCTGCCATTCCCGGTCAAGGTCGGCCAACGGCAGCAAGACGGTTTTGTCAACCTTCAGTGCCCCGCCGTCAGTCGTGTGCGTCAGCGTCTCACCCATGGCAAGCAACGCTTCCGACACCTGAGCGGCGGAGTTGACCGCATCCACCCCCCACCGGGCGGCAATGGTGAGGTACTTCTCCTCTTCGTCGCGCAGCATCCGACGAAGCGTGTCGACGTAGTCAAGATCCAGCACAAGCCCAGCGCGTTGCATGTGGGCGCACATGTGGGCTATCTCGTGTTCATACTGGACAAGCGCCGGCCGGACACCCAGCCGCTCATGCTCGGCGTCAAGCTTCGGATTCAGACGCGCCGTGAGTATGACGTCAAGTCCCGCGTACAAGTTGTAAGTTGGGTGCCGAAGGTCGATACCCGCCCAGCCCGTTGCCTTCGTCAGTCCCAGCGAACGGAAGACTGCCGTCAGGTCGCCCTGAGTGTCCGGCGCCGTGGGGTCAACGTAGAAGGCGCTCAGCGGCTTAAGGCCGGTCCCTATGCCGCCCTCTTGAGGCTGCCGCGGGTCAATCAGAGTTGCTTTGATCTTCGTATCCGTCGTGCGCGGGGCAAGCGATTCCAGCGACACGGATGTATGCGCGTCGAACACAAGCCAGTCAAACGGCGCGTTGTGAATGAGCATGCGCGGGCAGTGCCGGAGCACGTACTCCGCTGCCTCAACGAACCTGCCGCCCAGTTCGTAATGGATGACCCAGGCTTCGTCCGCTGTGCCGAATTGCACTGTGCGCAAGCGGTAGCCGGGCGAGTAAATGTCCAACCCGGTTGTCTCGGAGTCAACGGCAAGCTCAGGCTTCGTGCGCGCCCAGTCCATGAAGGTGCGAAGGTCGCCGTCCGTCTCAGGGACGAACACGGTTACCGGTTCGCCGTTGACGCCATGGCGGTAATGAATCATGAAAAAACTCCCCTCGTGACAAGTGCCAGGAAGGGAGTCGGTAACTTGCTACGCAAAGAAGCCCCAACCCACTCACGATGAGTAGGTTGGGGCTCCGTGTGCTACGCGTCCTTGCCGAAGATTCCCGGACCAACAGCCGTGGGCGCGTCAGCCACCCGCACGCCGACCAGAGAAATACCCTTGTTGGTCTTCTTCTTTGTCACGTTGCGCTCTTCCATGGCGCTGTAAAATACCTTCCGTGACCAAACCTCAGTAGCCTTCAGCCCTTCGGCTTCGCACCAATCGCGGTAAGCGTTGTACGCGTCAGCACCCGGCAGCGTGGCCGACTCGTCCTCTTCGAGCACCCCCGGATAAAAGCCGGCGAGAGCATCGGACGTTGCGCGATATTCACGCGTGGCGGTGCTGATTGACTCCGGGTCGCTCAGCCCGTTTGCATACCACTCCACAGCGCCGCGGACAGCCCATGCGATAATTCCCGCGGCTTCGCCCCGCAGCTTTTTGTCAAGGTCATAGTCACGCTCATTGGGCGCGAAATACCGCGTGAACGGAATCAACTTCACACGCCGCCAAAGCCCCTCATCCTGCGAACGGAAGCGCGGCTTGTGGTTCGTCGCAAGCATGATCAGGAACGTGGGCGCGAACGTGAAGAACTCTTGCCGCAGAAAGCGCGCCGTAACCTTGTCCTTGCCAGTGACGCGCTTAAGCACCGCCTCGCTCATGGGCTTGCCCGACTCGCCTTCGGACGCCATGACAAGGCGCGCACCACGAAGCGCAGCAAGGTCGTTCGGGATGCCCCCGCCGCTGCCCTTGTCTTCGAACGTGGCGAACGGGGTCGTCGACGTGATCCGGCCGAACACGTCAGTCAGCGTCTCCGTGAAGACCGACTTGCCGTTAGCGCCCTTGCCCCACAGCACAGCGAAACACTGCTCCGACGTGTTGCCCGTGATCCCGTACCCGGTCAGCCGGCGCATGTAGTCCACAAGATCCGGGTTGTTCGGGAAGATCTCAGACACGAACTGTTCCCACCGCGGGGCTTGCGCGTCCGGGTCATACTCCACGGGCAGCGACACAGTCAGCATGTCAGCCTTGTCGTGCGGGCGGATCTTGCCCGTACGAAGGTCAACCACGCCGTTCGCGAAACTCAGCAGATGCGGCTTCGCGTCGAACTCTTCAGCGTCGACATACACGCTCGGCACGCTGCGAAGCTCTTCCAACAAGTTGTTGATCTTGCTCGTGTTCGTGAAGCCGCGCGCCTCCTTCACGTAGCCGGCAAGGACGAGCGCCGCACCCATGGCGTGAATTTCCTGCCGGACACGAGTTGCACTCTTCACCCATGTCACGCCGTCCCACACGAAGTAGCCCAGCCCGTTCGCGTGCTTAATGCGCCCTTCCGTCCACGCAACAAGGGCATACGCGTTCATTGCGTCAGCCTCTTCGCCGTACGTGGACGCAAGCTCACCCATGATGCGCGCAGCGTCCGTACCCTGATCGCTGCTGATAACCGTTGCGCCCGTGCGGTGCGCCACTTCCGCCTTACGGTGCTCAGCCTCCACAATGGCACGGTCGCGCACGGGACGCGCAGACTTGACAGCGGAGTGCAGCAGTGCCGGGAACGCGTCAACATCCGGGAAGCGCGTAATGGTGGCGTCACGCCAGTCAGTAAGGTCCCAACCTTCGCCCGGAATCGTCAGCGCGTACACGTCGATTCCGTGCGCGGCAAGCCCCTCAGACAGACGGAGCGTGAAGCCGTTGCCCGCCGTGTCATTGTCGCCGGCTACCACTACCTGAAAGCCCTTCAGCCCAGCGGCCAACTCCGCAACAAGCTCAGGGTTGTTGACCAGCGAAGCGCCCCGGACGGCAACAGCGTCATAGCCGACAGACACCGCGGTAAGCGCGTCGCCCGGCCCCTCAGTGATGAGAACGACTCCGTATCCCGACTCACCGCGGAACACGCCGTACGGTGCCCAGCGCTGCCCCTCCGGGTTGCTCAGGCTCAGCCACCGCCCAGGACACTTGCCGCTCAAGTCTCGCCCCTGAGCGCCACGGGTCACCCCGTCGAACCCGTCCAGCGGAACCACGAGACGCGGGAAGCGCACGAAGCTACGCGACAGAAATGCGGGCAGCACCCCAGCGGCAACGGCGGCTTCATACGCCTCAGCGGACGGGAACGGCGTAGCGTCAGCCCAGCGAAGCCCCAGGCGTTCAGCCGTCTCAGGGTCGATACCGAATCGGTCTTCGGCGTACGTGCCGTCACCAACAGGCAGCGAGTCCAGCCACATGCGGAGCCGCGTCACCGGGGCACCCGTCACCAACTTCGGGGCTTCACGCGGCACCGTACTGCCCTCACCGGTCGCGTCGAACAGGTCGGCCCAGGCAAGCCCCGCAGCGACGCGCACAAGGTTCGTGTCACAGCCGGCACGGCACGTAAGCCGCACCTTGTTGTCGTCACCACGCCAAATGCGCAGCGACGGACGCGAGTCATTGTGCGCCGGACACACGGCCAGATACCCGCCGTCCGCCTCTTCGCTGACGTCCTTGAAGCGGCCCAACAGGTCTACGAACTCCACGGGGGTTCCCTTCTCTCGTCCTTCGGGGGGTCAGAAGGGAGTCGGTGACTTGCCGGCCCGAAGGTGAGTGCCCAGTCAGCAAGAGTCTTCGCACCCTTCGAGAGATTGCACTTCGCGCACGCGGGCAACATGTTGTGCTCAGCGTCCGCGCCCCCCTTGCTCAGCGGGTGGACGTGGTCAAGATGCTCAGCCCTTGCGTTGCAGTAGGCGCAGCGGTAAGCCCAACGGCGCATGATCGCAGTGCGGGAATACGCCTTGTGTTCCACGCCGTACGCCGTCGCGCGCCGCTTCTGACTGAGTTCGTGGCGCTTGTCAGTCGGCAGGTTCGAGTAATAGCGCTTGATGTGCGCCTTCCGCCGCTTGTCTCGGCACGCCTTGCACGGGCATTTCGGCTCATGAGACATGGCGAACGTCCGCCCCTCGTGTCACAGCAGCGGAAACAGCATCTAGGTACCGCGGTGCATCCTTCCGCGCCGTCCAGCCGGTCACCATGTACACGGTGTCGCCCGTGCCCAGCGTGCGAACGTCGCCCAATGCCGGCGCGCTCTTCGTAGTGATCAAAACTTCAGCCATCCCCCACCTACTCACCGTGAGTGCCTTAACGCGACTAGCCCCGGTACGAAGCGCAGTGCTCCGTCCGGGGCTTCGTCGTCATCTGTCGTTAGCCGGCCACGCCGCTACGCAAGAGCCGTACGTGTTCCGTGCCTATCCATTCCTTGCGCAGCGTCTTGCGCTCGTCCAACCCGCTGCGCGACTCCACGCCGGTCGGCTGAACCTTCAGGAACGGAATGCGCTTGCCGTACGCGTAGCGAATCTCAATCTTGCGAATGATCGCGTCCGTGGCGCGCGTCCCGTTCCCGCAACGCGTCGCATAGTTGATCAGGTCACCGACATACAGTGCTTCGCCGGCGTAGTCGGTGACCGTTCCGCGCCTGCCCACTAGTGGTACTCCGGATCAAAATCGTCAGCGCTAGGGACACCGAAGCGCCGGCGCCGCTCATGGATTACGGCGGGTCGGTCAGCGGGGGCAAACTCCCAGAGTGGCGAGCGGATCACTCCGTCATGCGCCACGCTCAGGTCTGCCCCCGCGTACCTCCCGCGCTGAATTACGCGCGCCATGGGCTAGTAGACCGGCTCACTGTCGGCAACAGCCGCAACGTACGGCCGGCGAATGATGATGTTCGGCTTCGTGTACGAAACAAGCTTGTTCCGCATCGGACCCTTCTTAGGCGTGTACTCCACGTACTCAAGCTCAAGATCACCCAGCGCCGTAACACCCAGATCCTCAAGCGCGCCTTCCGACTCGTGAAGCACCTTGAAGAGCGTCCACGCGCCCGTCTGGAACGAGAACAGACCAAGCTCCGGGTCGTCGGCGAGGCGGAAAGCCACCTTGATGGAAGGGTTCGGCCCCTGATAGTCCTTCGCCGCCTGCTTCCGCTCAGCGAAGAGGACGGGGCAGCCGCACTCAGTGCCGATAAGCTCTTCGTCCTTCGGGTGGCTAAGGAAGTTGAAGCCGTCGCAGTGGTGGACAAGCTTGCCGTTGATCCACTGCTTCATGTCCCAATAGATGCCGGCCTGTTCGATGATTACCGGGATCTTCGCCGCGCCCGTGAAGACGTCAATGAAGTTCTCGTTCGTGCTCTCATCGTTCTCAGCGGGAGTGCCGCCGAACAGTGCGGCAACGGCGTCAGCAACGACCTTGTCACCGGTCGAGAAACGCCACTCACTCAGCGCCACGGGAACGGGCTTCTTCGGGTTCGACTCGTCCATATAGCCGGAGTGCAGCCGGCCAACGGTGTCGTCGGAGTAGGTCACCCGCTCCTTCGGCTTGTTCTCTTCGTCCTTCGCCCAAATACTCTGCCGCGCCATAGATGGTGCTCCCTTTGTAGGGCGCGCCGGAAGGGTTGATGCCGCCTCCGGCGCGTCCGCTGTAGCTGTCTACTGTCAGGAAGGGAGTCGGTGACTTGCCGCGGCAACGCAGAAAGCCCCCCAGCGCCCGTGTAAGGCACTGAGGGGCTTCGTGTGGGGAGTTGGGAGGTCAGCCCCCGCAGCTACCGCACAGACCGGACTTCTGGGGGTTGCAGAGGCAGTTGGGACCCTTCATGCGCGCTTCCCTTCCTTGCTGCCGTACACGGCGTTCAACTTGACCAGCAGGTTTCTTAGCGCGGGGAACTCAACGCCCAGCGGGTACCCGATGTTGCACGCGTCAGCCGCTTCGTTCATGACTTCCGCCGTTTCGTCCGCAGTGAAGTACACACAGTACGGATCACGCGTGGACGTCTTCCGGTACGCCTTCACGGCTAGCGCGCCCTCCGCTGGGTACCGCTCACGAGCCGCTGACGCTTCTTACGCGCAATGGGCTTACCGATCACGGTCCGCGAAAGCTCACGGTCCCAATCGAACGTGCCCCGCAGACGAAGGAACTCAGCGAAGACTTCGTCACCCGTGTCAACGGGCTTGAACGCCCAGTCCTCGTCCGTGATGTGGAGCACCGCGGCACCGTCAAACTCCGGCATCGGTTCACGGTTGCCGTCCGGGTCAATGACGTAGTCGGCACGCTCGTACGCGGCAAGTTGAAGCGCAACGTCCGGGTACGTGTTCTTACCCGTCTTCCAATCGCCCATGATCAGGTGGCGCTTCCCGGAACGGTCCGGAGTCGGGTTGCCGTTCTCGTCCAGCCACACGTACAGCCACACGTCGAAGCTTCCGGCATACCCGTAGGTGTCCGACCATGCCACGTCTTCAGCGCGGACGAACTCCGGGTTAACCGCCTCCATGAACTCACGGAAGTTGGCAACGTACGGCTCAAGATCAGCGCGAACCCGCCCCACATACTCGCCCCTAATCAGGCGCTCAAACAAGTCGTGGGCTTCGCTGCCAATGTCCGCGCGCACCTTCGTGTAGCGGCGGGCGGCACCCTTCAGATAGTCGACGGCTCCGGCCTTGTCGCGCTCCGCCATCTCCGAAATGAAGTCGATACTGTCGACGGCAAGTTCGGCCGTAAGCTTCGCCTGCCACGGGGCAAGGAAGTTCTGCTTAGCGATCATGCCCAGGATGCTGGTCACGCCGGGATGAATGAGTTCCCGGTTCTCAGGGTGGACGTAGAAGCGGCTTCCGCCGCGAAAGATGGTGCGCACCTTCGGCAAGGTGACTCCCTTCATAGGTGTCACCTGTACTGAAGGGAGTCGGTCACTACACAGCGGGGCGGGTGACGCTGTGACGAACGTGCTCAAAATCTGGATTGCTCTCTATATGTGTTGATGTGAATTCAAAAAAAGAGTCACAGCGTCACTACGTCACTAAGGCCAGGTCAGAGCCCTGCCCGCTGAGCCTGAACGTGACGAAGCCCCGCCGGCCATGGTGACCAACGGGGCTCCGCAGTGGTGGGGGCGCGCCTACTCGCCGTTCTCTTCCGCCGGCACGAGGGCGCTCAAGTCAAGCTCGAACGCGCTTGCCGCTTCACGGATCAGGTTGTACAGGTCCGCCTTCACCTTGCGCTTCTGCGCTGTGCTCTTGACCTTCGCGAAGCGCTTGCCGGCTGACTCAAGATCCTTGCGCAGCTTGGCCACTGCCTCAGTCGTGCGCTCAGCGTCGGTCTTCTCTTTGACGTCCAGCGCCGGCAACGCGTCCGCGGGAAGATCCGCCTTCAAGTCGCTGATCGCGGCCTTCAGCTCTTCCACCCGAGCGGCATTGCCCGCATCCTCGGCGGCTTCAAGCTCCTTCGCGTGCGTCTGAATCTTCTCGACGCGCCGGTTGATGCGCATCTGCTCAGTGCGGCCACGAAGCGGAAGTTCAACGCCCTTGGCCGCGTACAGCTTCCGGATAGCGGCTTCCGGCGACAGCTCTTCGTCAGCCTCAACGGCGTCAGCGGCAGCGGGGAAGATCTCCCGGAGAAGAGCAATGTCGTCGCGGGTGTAGCCGCGGAGCCACGCAACAAGGACGTCCGACGCCTTGTTCTGAGTCGCCTTGATGAGCGAACCGTGTGCGGCGCGGCGCTCAACGTCGTCTTCGCTGACCCCCTTCAACGCGTCGTCGTACACCTTCGAAGCAGCGTTGCGGGTCGCCTTCATGCGCCACGGGAGATCCGGCAGACCGGTTTCCGTGTCCACCATGTTCTGACGGATCGTCAGGAGCACGTTAGCCACGACTTCACCCGCGGAAGTCAGCTTCATGCCGGCTTCGGTGCCTTCGCGCATCTTCTCAACGCCCGTAGCGATGAGTTCGGGCACGTTGTCCCATGTCATGGGGTCGTCGCTGGTCGTGGCTACCTCAGCGGCAGGCGTAGCGGCAGGCTCCGGCTTCGTGGTCGCTGTCTCGTACGCTTCGCGCGCCGCCTTCCGAAGTGCCGTGCGCTTGTTGGTCGGAAGCGTCAGGATCTTGTCTTCGGCTTCCTTCTTCAGCGCGTCAGCCTGGGTCGCCGCGTCGTCGCCGGACGGGTCAATGGCCTTCAACTGGTCGATTGTGGCGTGTACGTCGCTGATCAGCGCGTCAACGTCCGCGGGTGCGGGTGCTGCCTTCTTCTTCGGGGGCATGGCTTCCTTCTCTCCGTCGGTGAGCGTCAGCGCAACCTTTGCGCACTGTGTGCAATTGGCGAAGGGGTAGTGCGACAGTCGGACAGTCGTAATCGGCTTCTTACACAGCGTCGTCGTGTCGCTGTCCTGAGCGGCGTGAACAACCTTGCCGGCGCCCAGATAGAACGTCCGATATCCCTTAGGTGCACGCACAGCCGCCATTGCCCCGCCCCTTCGCTGCCGTATTACCGACACTAGCCTAGTGATCTTGTAACGTCCAACGCACTCACCGTGAGTGGGACGAGACTTGAAGGCTACTCACGTGAGGGTGTACGCACAAGCCGAAACGCAAAATGCCCCGCACCAACCAACCCGAAGGCCAGTCAGTGCGGGGCTAGTTGCTAGGTCCGGGGGAGAAGGAGACTGTCAACGATCCCGTTCAGATCGCTCAGCGTCCCCGCGTTGGCAATGGTCATGTCCGTGATGAAGTCGGCTAGCTCCGTCTCACTCTTGTGCCTGCCCGCTTCGCCGGCCAACGTGACGTTGGGACGAGTCACCCGGACCAGCGTGAAGCCCCGGTTTAGAAGCCAACACGCTTCGTTCTCGTACCGGACGTCAGTCACAACGACGGGCAGGTTCAGCGCCTCCGCGGCAGCGATAGAGGGGAGCGCGGCACGAACCCAGAAGTCCGGGTCAAGGTCACGCGCCGTCTGCCCGTACTGCTGAAGGAAGCGCCGAACCTCCGGATACTCGGTCTTCGCGCGCTCCCAGCCGTGGTCACCCACAACCCAGCTAAGCCCAACGTTGTGCCGAAGCTCTTCGTTGTCTTCGTCGCGCTCCGTGAACTGATAGATGATCGGGTCAACCTTCAGCGCCGCTTCCTTCAGCCGGTCCGCGAACGCCACCCGCTGATACCCATGACGCTCCGACAGACGAGCCGCCACGGAATCCTTCCCGACCCGCGCACGCCCGATAAGCCCCACGTTCCGATACCTGAGCACGGTACGAACTCCCTTCGCTGAGTGTGTCACCACCCAGGAAGGGAGTCGGGAACCTACGCGCCCAGGAAGAGCCGCACCACCCGGACTACTTCATCAGTGGGGAACCCAGGGAAGTACCGGGAGACGAACGGCAGCGCGACCAGTACGACCGAAGCCGCCTTCCGCCTATGCGCCCAGACGAACGCCGCGGCATCCCGCGCTAGTGCCTTGGCGCCCACGCTGTGTATTCCCATTTACGCTCCCAGTGCTTTCGCGATAGTGATTCCGGCGCTGACAATTGCGCCGACTGTTGCCGTGGGTACGGCGTACTTCCAACGTTCAACAGCGCGGAGGCGGCTTTCGTGATCGTCCAGCACCTTGCCTACCTCCGCGTTCGACTGAACGAGTGAGCGCACGTCATCCCGTAGACCAACGATTTGGTCATAGATCTCACGCGCGCTAATGGTGACTCCTAGCGGGTCTTGTTCGGTCACGCCTTCACCGTGAACCCGTGCTTCTTACCCAGCGCTGTCAGCGACGACATGCCCGGAATTCCGTCAGCGTCGCCCCCCTTGTAGCCAAGCTTGCGCTGCCATGCCTTGTACGCGCTGACAGTGACAGTGCCGAACGCACCATCCTTCGCATACGTGGCGGACAGCAGACCTTCAGCGCGTAGCGCGCTCTCAACAAGCTTGGTGTCCGACTCGTGAAGCCCCTTGCCCTGAGCCGCCTTAGGGTCATGCTTGGCCGCAGCAGCGACGTTCGACAGGTCAACCTTGGGCTTGGCCGGCGCAGGCTTGACGCCAGCAAGTGCCTTTGCCCGCTTAAGAATCTCCGGTAGCTGGGCAACAATCTTCGAACCGGGGCAGGAGGTGTGACCGCCCCATGCAGCGCCGCCCATGGCGTGGTACCCCAGACCCTTACCGCTGACGCCAGAGGCAAGCTGTAGCGGCACGCCGTGCACCTTGTGAGCCCAGGCCAGGACAGCCGCGCACTTGTCCATCTGAGCGGACGTCAGCGCCTCGCCCCCCTGCCCCTCGTTCTCGACGCTGAGCCAATCGCGGTTACCGCTGGACTGAGCCCAGGCCCGGTCCTTGGTGTCAACCCACTGATACAGCGCGCCAGCCTTGCCAGTACCAAAGTGGCTGGACGCCTGTGCCTTGGAGTTGCGGAACCAAGAATCGGTACCGGCCAGGGTGCCGGCCATGATGTGGATGACCACGCCGCGCACCGAATCCTGCCCGCCCGCAGTGAAGTTGACGGGAATCGGGCGCCAAGTAGCGCCGCTCATACGGGACATGTGAAGCCTTTCAATGAAGAGGGCCAGGCGCTGACGCTGTGTCAATGCCTGGCCCACTACGAATTTTTTTCGTACGTGCTTACACCATGGACGGTGTACCGGTGTCTAGGGTCTGCTCGTAGGCCTGGTCCACGGTTACGAACACTCGGTAACCGGCCGCGCATAGATCCTCGATGAACAGGTCCGGTAGTACCTGCCCCTCGGCTAGCGTGGCGTTAAAGCCAACGAGCAAGGACTCGGGGTCATTAGGGTCAGGCTTCTGCACTGAGATGAAATACGACTTATAGCCGCTAGGGGCAGGGGCTGAATAGGGGAAAGTCACGGATTTGATCCTTACGTAGTAATGTCGGTTGCTGCTGTGTTGGTGCTGGCCTCACCGGGATCAATGGGTCCACCACCGACCGCCCATGCACCACCGAGGGGCCGAAAGTCGTTCCCGTACCGATGCATATTGGTGTTCGTATTGGTCGAAGAGTAGGCCCAAAGCGCGTTGGTACCCGTGCCATTCGGCCGGACCTTGTTGCCCGACGTCGTCACGCTGACAGAGTTAGTCGAAATTCGGATGCCGTAGTTCGTACCGCCACCCTTGTTTGCACCTTGAATGAAGTTGTTGCGGATCTGCACATCCTGGCCGGTCTGCACAAGAATGCCGGTCTTCCCAGGGTCACGAATCTGGTTGTTGAGAATGTTCGAGTTGAAGCTAGACACCATCGTCACGCCGTGATCCGCGGCAGCGAAAATGACGTTGTCGTTGATAACAGTGTTGTCCTGATTCTCAGTGCTAATGCCCGAACCCGCAGCGTTCGCAACAACGTTGTCGCCGACCGTTGCGCGCGAAACGTACTGGAGACGAATACCAGCCTCACCGCCAGTCGTACCGTCGATAGTGTTGCCGACAATCGACAGGTTAAGAATCGTTCCCGACGTCTCACCCAGCGCAACAATCGCGTTGTCGTACCCGCCACCCGCGCGCATGGTGTTGCCTGTAACGGTGATGTTCCGCATGTTCTGAGACGCGCTTGTCTGCACGCCAGTGTCGTCAACCGTGTCATTAACGTCAGTCTTGATAACCGTCCGGATACGCACACTCGAACCGCACGAGACGAACGTATTACCGGTGATCGTCACGTCTTCCCAGTTGTACGCGCTGACTCCGTACTGCAACACGCCTTCAAACGCACAATCGGAAATCCGGATACGCCGATGCCAACGGTTGATAGTCGCAGCGTGCGAGCCGATACCGCGCGGCCATGCCGTGGTGCCGGCAGTACCCGACGCACCGAAATAGCACCCGCTGACAGACACGTCCTGAGTCGGAGTGTTGTCGTACGGGCCGAAGTTGCCGAACTGGTCAACACCCTTGGCAATGTCCAGCTGAACAGCCTCAGAGAAATCACGGCCACCAGGATCAATGAACCCGCGGAACTTACAGTTCGTAATGGTGCCGTGGTCGGTGCTGTTGAACTCAACGGCGTGATGCCCCGGCACGTCCCGAACTTCAAGGTCCCGAACCACAATGTCAGTGCAGTGACCGAAGGACATGCACATGGCGTTGCCAGTCATGCCCGGCGTGGTGCCTTGCATGTTCCATAGGCCACCTTCGACCGTGATGCGGGAATGCCCCGTGTAGCCGGGATACGACTGCCCGTTATCGCCGTTCAGCAGCATCGTCCCGCTGTGTACGCGCCGGAACTCCGTACCTTGCATGAGCGTCAGTCGCGTATTGCCGTAGATCTTCAGCATCGCACCCAGCAGATACGTGCCGGGTGGGACGAGCACCCATGCGCCACCACGGTCACGCGCGTCATTGAGCGCCAACTGAATAGCCTGATCACTGTTTGCCAGGCCGGACGGGTCGGCACCGTAGTTCGTCACCATGAGCCAAGCCCGCTGATTCATGGATTCCAGCCGACCGGCCGTAATGTCCATACCGGGCAGCCACTGTTCAACAGGCAGCGCAACCAAAATGACCCCTTAGAGAGAGACGATAGCGGGACGAGCAAGGGCAACGGATTCGCCGGCCGCATGGGACTTGACGACACCGTTAGCGCTGCGCGTCACATTGAATTTCTGAGCGTTCGTAATTTGAAAGTCATCCCACGGCACAGCCACAGGCAGCGTGTTCGTGTTCGTGGTGCTGATAAACGTCCGGACACCAACACCCCCCGCGGCAGGCAGATCGGTATCCGTCGCTGTCACCTGCCACCCGCCAGGTTCCGCGTCCTGGGTACGCCACGCGCGCGCCATAATGGCGTTGCCTTCGACCCGTAGTCGGATCTTGTACGCCTGCCCGGCAACATTGGGCATGGTGGCGGAGGCGGTAGCGAGCACAGTCTCAGCCGGCGTGCGCTTCCGAAGGCTCAGCGTCGCCACATTGTTCGTACCGACGAAGATCCGCGCGAAGTAGAAATTGGCCACGGCCGAATCGGTGCGAGCGAGTGAGTACAGGTACAGCCCGTCGCCGGTCGGCACAACGGGGCACGTGACCTTAACGAGCGTTTCGACGTCCCGAATGCTGACGCTGTCCAGCGCTGTGATCCGGTACAGGTTCCGCGTGTTCATCAGATGACGTCCGGCGTTCGCCGTCACATCAAAGTCAGCGGCAGCGCCACTCTTTATCACCCAGGGCTGCCCCGTGTCCGCGGTGCCCCATCCGTTCGTCGCAGTGCGAGTGAACGTGTCGGCAAGCGCGCTAGTGACGGAGGTAACCGTCATGCGCTCCCCGCCGGCCGTCACGTCGAACGGGAACTCAGCCGGGTTCGTAACCCACTGCGGGCCGGCCGTCACCTGCGTCACGAGGGACGTAGCAGTGGCGTTCACCGCCGTAGCCAGGATCGTGCCGTCAGTGTTCGCCTTCGCGCTCCCTACCTGCGCAACCTCCCACGGACCGCCCGGCGAGCAATTGAAAGTGATCTCCCAGCGGTAAAGGTCCAGTGTTTCGGCGTAGCCTTCAACGATCAGGTCAACGTCCTCATGGGACAGCCAGGCCGGCAGGTCAGTCAGCCGGATCTTGTCGCCTTCACGCAGCGCGAGAATCTGAGGTATCAGCACCTCAGCCCCAGGCTTGTGCAGCATGACCGTAACCGTCGGATACCGCGCACCATCGAACGTCCCGAGGTGCAACAACCAATTCGCCATGGGCTCCGGCTGCCCGTCATTGCCCAGCGACAGCGTCACCTGTTCGTCATAGACACCAATGCCCAGCGGCGGAGCCTGCACCGACAGCGCACCATCAGCCAGGAATGCGCGCGCGGCGCTGCCACCATCACGCTGAACGACGATGTCATTCCGCACCGCGCTGTCATCATCAATCGGCTCCAAATCAGGGGCGAGCCCCGGGGAGTTGTAAGACAGCGTCAGCGCCGGCGCCTGGGTGTACATGCTCGCCCGGTCGCGGAAGGCGAGCCCCACCCGGTCCTTAGTTTCGAGGATGAACCCGCCGTCCGCCTCAGCCGCAGACTCAAGCAAATTGATCAGCGTATCCGGCCGCTGAGGACCAACAAGCGCAGAGGTAATGTCCTGCCCGTGAATGCGCTCAACCGGCACATTCTCCTCAGTGCCCAGGCGCAGAATTCGGTTCCACGCGGTATCGCCGACGAACGCATCGTCGGAGTAGTCATAGATGGTGGACCCAGCGACAGGCAGCACCGACAGATGGCCGATGCTCCAACCATCCACGCCGGCGCCCCATGCGGCAGCAATGTTGTTCAGCCGCCCGCATGTACCCGTGATCGTCTGCGTGTACCCGTACGTTTCGCCGCTGACGTCCTGCCAACCAATGCGGAAGTTGAACGTACCGTCACCGTTGTCCTTCGCCCAGAACCGCAGGCGCACCCAGCCGTTCAGCACATCGCCAGGGGTGAACGTGTGGAACACCAAGTCGTCGCCGTTCGCGTTGTACCCCCAGACACGCCACATGGCCGAACCCTTATGGACACCCAGCACCCAGTTACGGACAGTGCCATTCGGGGACGAGAACCGGATTACCTCAGCGTGCGGCTGGTCGAACTCAGGTGCCTTACCGTCTGCGTTGTAGACGAACTCAACGTGCCACTCACCCGACGCTGCCACAGGCACAGGCGCTGAGAGAGCCCCAGGCGCCTTGATACGGGGGAGAGGCAGCGACGACGGCAAGTCATCCGCGGAAGCCCACTCAACGCCACTGAGCGCCGCAGAGTCGACACCCGGCAGCGGCGAGTAGGCGCGGGTGGCGTACTGCGATTCCTCCATAGGCCAGTACGCAATGGGGTCGCCCGACGGGATACGCCGGCGCAGCGTGGAATCAAGCGCCTTCAGCCCCTGCCCCAGCCGGCGAAGGATGCCGTTCGCCTCAACGGGCACATAGACGTCACTCTCGTCCGGCGTCCACTTCGCGGGCCACGAGGAAACCTCACCGACGAACCTGTCTTCACGGTCCCGGATCTCAGCACCGCCGGCCATGGTCCACACACGCCCCGCGCTGTCAGTGAAAGAGGATGCACCCGCGGACTGAGCGGTGAAGTCAGGCGAAGCCACGACCGTGCCGTTGATGCCGGCTCGTACCTCGAACTTGAAGCCACGCCCGATGAACGGCTTACGCGCCGGCTTCGCCGTGGTTAGGTCGGTCGGGCCGATCTTCAGCGGGGCGGACGTATTGACCAGCGCCACCGTGCCAGGCAGCACAGTGTCCGGACCAAGCTGCGTCCACGGGCCGGCGATGCTCGGAGCCGTGTACCAACGGACCGTACGACCCCCCGCCCCGTTGTCGACGTCCAGGGTCACACGCACAGCGCCACGCGCCGGAATCTCCTGCAACGAACGGGTATACGACCATGCGTTAGTCGGCGAACCCGTAACGCTGTGCTGGAAATTCAGAACACCCTGATAGACCTTCAGGAACCACGCGCACTGAGCGCCCACGGTTTCCCACTTGCCGATGATCATCTGATTATCCGGGCCATACCAATTGGGCTGGATCTCAGCGCGAATGTCGATATCCCCCGTGATATCCAGCGCCGCGGTATCGGGTGTCGACACGTAAGAGTTGGGGTCACCAACTAGGTTCAGATACTTGTCAGCCGCAGGCACAGAAACCCGCAGCTGAGTGTTCCGGCCAATCTGCCCATACAGCGGAGACATGGCATTACGCGGCGAATACTTCCCCGACTTGTTGTTCAGCGTCAGCGTCAAGCGGGAAGGGTCAGCGGTCTGCCCCTGGTCTCGCCGTCCGCGCGTAATCTGCTTAGCGTCGCGCACATAAACGTCAGGACTAATGTCCGACCACACGCCGCTTAGCAAAAGCTCAGTACGAATATCCAGCGGAAAACCCACTGACCCACCCTCTTGTTAGTAGCCGAACGCAGTCTGAACGCTGCCGCGCCCCTGCGTCTTAACGATGCGACGGATAAGCCGCTTCATGTCTTCGTCCGTACCGGTGACGTCCACCACCATTCGCTGATCGGTACGCGTCGCCGACCGGAAAACGCCCCGCGGGTTGACGTCCATTGCCATGCCCGGCATATCGCTGGTAAGCCCCTGTAGCTGCGAGCGAAGGGCAGGCACCGACTTGTCAATGCCGTCCATGAAGCCGCCAATGACCAACTGACCAGCGGGAGTTAGGATCTTTTTGTCTAGACTCTCGGGACCCTTCCAACTAGTCAGCTTCGAAGTCAGGTCACCAAGCTTGTTCTTCACAGAACCGAACATCGACGTAATGCCGCCAATGAAGCCCTTGATTAGCTGAATACCGGCGTTTTTCAGCGAGCTTCCCAGGTTGCCGAGCGCCGTCTTTGCCTTGCCCGGAAGTTCCTTGACCTTCGCAACGGCCTTGCCAATCCACTCCCCAGCAGCGTCAAGGAACCGATTGCCCGCCTTCTTCATAAGGTCCCACAGCTTGCTACCCAGCGGGGCGAGCGCGGCAAGAACCTGCCCAGGGAACTTCGTAACTAGGTCCTTCATAAACTGAAGGGCACCGGAGACTGCCGTCTTTGCTAGCGCCCACGCCCCGGAAAAGTCACCGCTCAACAGCGCAGCGATAGCCTGAACAGCGGGAACAACAACGGTCGTAATGAACCCGGCTAGTTCATTCGCGAGAATCGTTGCAAGCTGCGCCACAAGCGCAATGATCGGCGTCAGAATCGGGACGAGCGCAGTGATTACCTGCCCCAGCGCGTCAAACAGCGGAACGAGCGCGGCGAGAATCGGCGTAAGCGCCGGCAGTAGCGCCACCACAAGTTGCATGATGGGCGGAATCAGCGGCATGACAGCCTGCACCAACGCTAGGAACGCCGTCACCACGCCGTCAAGAACCGGACCCAGCGCGGCAATTACCGGCATGAGCGCGGCGCCTAGCTGAGCGATGATCGGGCCCAGCGCGTTCAAAAGCTTGGCCAGAATCGGACCGGCGAACTTCAGAATCTGCCCGAGTAGCTGACCTAGTACCGGCAGAATGGACCCAATTGCGCCGAATAGCGAATCCAGCACACCGCCAGCCTGGCCTAGTCCCGTCGCTAGTCCGCTGAACAGACCACCAACACCCGCACCAAGCTTGCCCAGCCCCGACGCCAGACCCTCAACTAGCGGCTGAGCACCCTTCATCACAGCCTGAAAGCCAGGCATGATGCCCTTGACCAAGTCGCCCAGCCCAGCGACCAGCGGCTTAATCATCGGCGCAGCTTGCTTGAACATGTCGCCCAGCGCGGGGGCGATATCGTCGAAGATTCCCCGTAGCTGTCCGGCCGCATCCTGTAGCGGCTTAACGAGCGGCTGAGCAAGAGACTGCATCGTCTTAACGACGTGATCCTTCAGACCACTGAACGCCGCCTGCACTTGCTTATTCTGCGCGGCAGCCGCAACACCAATACCGAGCATCGCAACCGGCACAGCGGCGAGTGCACCCGCGGCACCCGCGGCACCACCCGCAATGCCCGCCAGCCCCCACAGTGCAGGCTTCACACTCTTCTGCGCGGCTGGACCAAGGGACCGAAACGCACCGCCTAGCCGGTCACCAATACGGGCCGCTGAGTTCAGCGCATCGTTTCCCATCCGGCGGAAAGCCGAACCGACCTGCCGCCCAACCCGGTCCGCTTCAATCCCGAGGATTACTAGCCGGCGACCCGCGGACCGCACTCCCCGCTGTAGCCGGTCGGTGTCAATGCCCAGCGCGACGGTAAGTGACGCAAGCGTGGCCATTCCCCACCCCCTTCTACTCGTTCCCCACCACGCTGCCACCCAGCGCAGAATTTGCCTTCATGACTTCAGCCCAAATCTCTTCAACCGTTTTCTTGCGCTTGAACCACGTTGGGATAAAGTCGGCCGGCTTCAGCTTGCGCTTAGCGCCCTGTGAATTCGCCACCGTGGCAGCCACAATTCCGGCGCTGATATCGCCGCGCAGACGCGTATCAAGGGGGCCGGTTAGCCGCTCGTACGCCGCCCACTCAGTCAGCTCGTGGGACGACGTACGGCGCAACATCTCGGCCACGGGCATACCGAGGAAGCCGGCCAGGCGGAAATAGAATTGCCGCTCTGGCCGGTCCGTCAGTTTCCCGTCAGCTCCTCAACGTCCCCCGCGGACAGCCCAGCAAGGCGAGACGCAACGTCAACCACCCGCGAGAGCGCGTCAGCCGACTTCTCCCCCAGGCGCCGCACCTCAGCGTCCGAGCGGAACAGCCGCTTTCCCTCTCCGTCAACCATGGTGAACGCAGCTAGGCGAGCACGGTAATTGTCTAGCGCCTTGTCCTTAGACACACCCGACAGGTTGTCCTTCATCAGCGAAGACTCGAACTTGTCTCGCGCGGCGCCGGTCATACCCTGCACCCGGACCACGCCACCCCACTCCGGAACCTCAACGTCCTCGGCCTTAAGGTCGTCAGCGGCCAGAATCTGATCAGCGGAAAGGTACATGCGGTTACACTCCTGCGGTAATGGTCGGCTTGCCCGACACCTTGAAAGTCAGTTCAGCGGCGAGCTTGTCGTCAACCGGCGATTCCTGAGAGAACCCGGTAAGCAGAAGCTTCAGCGCCCACTGCCCCAGGGTGCCCGGAAACACCATCTTGTAATTCCGCGGCGACGGGTCATCAAAATCGGACACGAGCGAATCGTGAATCCGCGGGTCGTAATTGACCTCAATCGAAACTTCGCCACCGTCCTTCAGCCCACCGATGAACTCGCGCCACCCGTCCGGCGAATCGTGCGCAGTAACGTCATACGCCTCGCGCTCAATCTCCGGACCCTTGACGCTGGTCACGTTCGCGATAGTGGCAAAAACCTCAGTAGGCGTACCACCGTCACCACGCTTAAGCGCAATGCCGTACGCATCTAGTCCAGCCATGCAAACTCCCTAAGTGAAAGCCCCAGTTGAGGCAGTGTGTTCACGCGGCCCGTGTGAGCCTGACGCGATACTGCGCGTTGATGTGCCGGATATCCGGATCAGGGTCGGCAACCACTTCGTGACTCTCGTGTTTGATCGTCACGTCAGCGAAGCCGGCCACCACGAGGGGCGCGCGATCTAGGGCAGCGTCAACAGCAGCGAAAATGTCCGCCACCTGAGCGTTACCCGGATAGTCAGACCACACGTGAATCACAACCGTCGTGTCCAGCCCCTGCCGGTCGTGCGCGTCGTCGACTACTTCAGTGATCGCACCGAACGAGACATACGGATACGCGGCACCCTCAGGCACTTCGTCGAACACGCCGGACACCAACGCCATGAGAGGGGCGTGCGCTGTCAGCTTGGCGAACACAGCAGTCTGAAGGGGGCGAATAGCAGTAGCCATTAGCCGCGCCCAACATGCCGGGGCACAATCCGCTGTAGCGCGCGCTCGCCCGTACGCCTGTGAATCTGAGCGGCCGGACCCAGGAACGGTTGCGCCTTCATCTTGCTCGTTCCCTTCTCCACGTAATAGGCGTACTGAGTCGCCTTGCCGACAACGCGCACGAACGCAACGCCGGCGTTATGACTGACGTCCGCCTCAATGGAGCGCTCAAGCCTGCCCGTACGCTTAGGGGCTAGGTCCTTCGCCGTCTTCTCCAAATCGGCAGCCCACTCACGAAGCGCCTCGTTACGGGCATCATTCACTTCACGGGGCAGGAGACGGATACGGCGCAACGCCCGTTCTAGCCCGTGTAGAAAGCCCCTAGCCATATCAGCCAGTCGCTAGCACGCCGACAGTTACCGAAGTGACAGCGCTGTAAGTGATATCCGCGCGGCCCGTATTCGGGTTGCGGTAAATGGAATCCAGCGGAATAAAGCCTTCGCCAGCCGCCGGCACGGACAGCGCAGTGTCAGCGATAGCCAGCCCCTTAATCGTGCCGGGCGTGACAACAGTCACCGTGATAGGGGCACCGCCACCATTGCGAACGACCAGATAAAAGTCGGAGCCAATCGGGGCAGTGTCACCGCCGGCAGACGCGGCAGCAAAGGTAGGGGCGAGACCGCTAGTCGTCAGCGGCTGAACGGCAATAAGCGCCATTAGAGTCCTTAGGGTTGGTGCGCGTCACAGTCGGCGCGCAAATAGGTTCCTGGCTTGGACGGCTCGAACACTGCGAGCACATCGAATGAGCGCCCAGGCAGACGCAACTGATCGCCACGCCGTACGTCAGCGCTAGGAGGTAGGTAAACCACATGCGACAACTTCGCTTCCGATCGGTCAGCGGCAACACGTTCCGCGGCAGACGGCTGGGAAAACCTGGCCCGCACCGTGCCAACCTGTGCCCAAACCTCAGCCCAGCCGCCCATACCGTCAGCCGTACGGCTGTGCCGCCAAACCTCAACCGACGTGTTCAACAGCGGCGTTATCAACTGACCCTCACCATTGCCGTGCCGGCGCCGAAACGGGCGGCGAGACGGTTGCGCTGAAAGTCGGACAGCGACATGGTGCCGGTATCGGTGTCCGCGTACGTCACGGCGTAGTCACCGATGCGTTCGCTGGTCACCTGACGCGGGGCAGGGTCACCGCCGCGGAAAGCTACAAGCGCCTGAGCCGCCATACGACAGACCATGTCGACAATGTCAGCGGGGACAGTCGGCAAGCCATGAGTCATAGTCAGCTCAACAACCGCCGGCTCACAGCCAGACCAGCCCTGAGAGCGCCATAGAGCGCCGTTCGTGAGCCGGTAGTCCGTGACTGCCACCCCATCCACGGAAACGCCGGAGACGGCCGTCACGGGCTGCCCAGGCAGGTGCAGGCGAGTAGCGGCCACGCCTTCAAGCGTCACCGTGCTCACCGCTTCGCTGATCGGGCAACCCGCGGCATCACGAACGATGGTGGACGCAACGTCTAGGTACGTCCCGACGATGGCGACTTCAGCCGCGTCAACGGTCACGCCACGCGCTTCTAGGTCAGCGACAGTCGCAAGAGGGGCGAGCACCATCGTCCGACCCCCTTACTTGGTGGACGTGGCAGGCTTACGCGCAGGCGCCGACTTGACAACCTCAACCGACACAAGGTCACCGCGCTGGACCAGCTTGCGGAAATAGGCGAACTGGTCGCCCTCGGGGTCAAGGTCAAGGCGGACAGTCTGCTTACTGCCGTTAACGATTTCAACAATTGCCATACGTTCAAATCCTTCAGTCGGTGGGGCAGGGTGCCGCCGTGCCAGGCTCAATTACCTAGCAACGGCGGCACACCTACGGGGTCAATCAGAGAACCGGGGTAACGTCCACATCCATGACCGCTAGGGCCTCGGGACGGACAACCTTCGCGCCGTACAGGTGCAGACCCTTAATCGCGTCGCTGAACGAATTCTGCGGACGGTAAGCCTCGGTCTTGCTGATCTGATCGGCGAACGTAACCGCCATCGGGTGACCCGCAACCGCGAAGTTGGTGACCTCAGTACCCGTACCCGCAGTACCGGCCGGCAGATTCAGCGACACGAAAATCTGCATACCGGCCGCGCGGCCAACCTCACCGTTGAGAATCGGCGTGGTCGAACCGTAGGACGACGCGTCAATGAACCGGTTATCCTGCAGCAGCAGCGCGTGGAAGTCAGGCGAGACGATCGCAAAGCGACCCTCAGACGGAATCTTCGCCTTGTCCAGCCGCAGCTTCAGACCGATCAGAATCTTGTAAGCGTCGGTAGCAACCAGCGCGTCACCGGGCGCAATGACGTTACCCGCGCCCGTAGTCATGAGACCAGCAATGTAAAGGTCAGTGACGTCAGCCAGACCGAACGCAGCGTCGTCAGCCGCCTTGTTCAGCAGAGCGCCACCGTCGCGCGCCTGGCGAGCATCAACGTCGTCAACCTCGAACGCGAAATACTTAGCCTGGTCAATGACCAGCGTCTGATCAGTGGTGGCCAGAGTCTGCGGGTCAATCGCAGTAACATTCTTGGTGTACGTGCTGATGGTTGGACGGGTCAGCGAACCGATGTGGACGGTATCGCCGAACTGCGCAATCTCGCCCTCATAGTCACGGTTGATAACCCCCGGCTGACCAAACACGGTGGAACCACGCAGGGCCACCAGTAGATCAGCGGACCAAACCTTTGGGATAAAAGTGTCAACAGCCATTTACGCTCCTGAGTGTGTTGGTTACTTAGTGATGCCGAGCACCTGGTTTAGGCGCCCCTCACGCTTTGCCTTGTGAATCTGTTCGGGGCTCATCCGGTCTAGATCAGACTTGGTGAGCTGAACGGGTCCAGACGCCTTGCGCGCTGCACCACCGTCGCCGGTCCCCTGGAATCGCTTAGCCGTTGCGGCAGCAAGATGGGGCTTACGGGTCAGAACTTCCTGAATCGCCTCAGCAATTTCGTCGGCGTCAACGTCACCGTTTTCGTCAACCTCAAAGGCTGTGAGATCCAGATTCAGAATCGCGTCGGAAACGTCAGCGAACTTTCCAGCGGCAGCCGCCTTAACCTCCGAACGCAGAATGCGGGCATTAGCCTTCGCCGTTGCCTCACTCGCCGCCTGCCGCTTGATTGCGTCAAGGTCGGGAGTCTCGGAACCCTCCGCGGGGGCCGCGCTCGCCTCAGCAATCTGACGCTCAAGCGCCTGCCGCTGGGTCCGCTCCGCCTTCCACTTCGACTTCATCGAATCGAGAGCGCGCTTACCAGCGTCGCCTAGGGAGTCGGCACCCTCCGGAGTGGTGTCGTCATCCGTGCCAGTCGACGAAGTTTCGTCGGTGACACCCTCAGCGGTAGCGTCGGTCTCGGTCTCGGTCTCGGTCTCGATGTTTTCGGGCATGCGGGATTTCCTCCATTGCGGGGGTTGTAACGCACTCACCGTGAGTGCGTTGGAATCGCTGCGCATTGCGCGCTAGCGGAGATAACCGTTCTTGTAGAGAAGTCGAACGGCGTGATTGCGGTCGTCGCCTGCCAGCCGGTAAATCTCTTCCGGCATCAAACGCGGGGGGCGCGGGTTCTTCCGACTGCCGGTACCAACGTGCGTCACCTGCACCGTCTTACCGAACATTGCAACCTTGTCCATGGACTTTCGCGCGTTGACCACGCTGGAAATCCGCGCCCCATCCTCAATGGCCTTAGCCCCCGCTTCACCGAAGACTTTGCGCCGTTGGGCGGGGGGCATGCCGCTAAAGATCTCAGCCGGCGTAGGCGGGTTCGGAAGGTGCTTCTTCGTGACGGGCGCCATGGTGCAATCGCAGCGAGGATGCCGCAGAAACCCGGCTGACGTTGGGTAAATGCGGCTAGCCAGAATGATGCAACGCGAACACGCGGGCAGCTCCACCACGCGCACATAGCCAGTCACGCCAGGGTTGGCGACCATTGCCACCTGATCAGCCTGCCGGCCAGTGTCAGCGACCACAGTGCGAACCACCATGTCAAGGAACCCAGCGGCACGAGCCATTGCGGCACGCGGACTGAAACCCTTGCGTCGGGCACTGATCGCATTCGGCGCTGCCCTTGCGAGCAACCCCATAGCGTCTCGCCCGTCCGGCGTCTGCGATGCGAACTGTTCCGGCACAATCTGCGGACCCAAATCCGCGTCCTTGCCCAACAGCTCGCGCATGAATGTGTGCGAGCCTTCGGCAGCGTGAAGCTGACCAGCCTGCACATACGCGGTAACCCGTGGCAGTAGCCGCGCCCAATCGCGCGCCACATTATCCGGGCTCACCTTCGCCCACTCAGCCAAGACAGCACGAGCCGTCGTATCCGCCAGTGCTGCCCGGTCCTCTTGGTGCTTACGCGCCCGTGGAGTCCACACCCGCACCACCATCCGCGGCTACCGCACCCTGTGCAGGATCGTGGGCCATGAGCGCGGTCATTGCGCCCACAGGGTCTAGCTGCGCCTCACGCTCGCGCATGTCCAACATTTCAACAATCTCCGTAGGAGTCAGCCCGTACTTAAGGGCAATCCACTCGAACGGAAAACCAATCTGCCGAAGCTTCAACAGCGCGTCAGCCAACTGCGCATGCGAGCGCGATTCAGCGTCCTTCCACAGAATCCGTCCGCCGGCCACCGCAGCAGCCTTCGTGTCGTTACCCTGTGCCAGCGCGATCAGGCGGAACATTTCGCGCAACGCCTGCCCAAACCAAATCTGCTTCTCTTCAACCCGCTTGATAAGGCCAGTCTCGGCAGCCAGCAGAGCATCACCCGATAGATTCGCCATCTTGCCAATCAGGTAATGCTGCGGCGTACGAGTCTGCGCGGCAATGTGTCCGACCGCCACCTCAATAACCGCCGTGTACGCTTCAAGGTTCGCCGCTGTCCACTCGGTAACCTTCACGTCTTCACCGGTAAAGAACATCACACGGTCAACCGCGAAACGCTCAATATCGACCGGACGCGAACCAACAATCTGGCCCGTCTCGTCCATGATCGGAATCTCAGGTACCTCAGCACCCAGCACAATCCGCTGCGGGAACGACGCGTAATCAGCGGCAGTGAAAAGCTGCGCCCACAGGAGGTTTACCGCATCCTGCATAGCCGTCACGCCGGCCACGTCGCTAATGGGCTCTTCCGTCAGCATCGGACGGTTAGGCAACTCGACCATAGGCACGACACCCATGGGGTTCGGCTGTGGGTTCGGCTCGTCCGCAAACTCCCGCGGCAGCCACTTGTTCAGCTCTTCGTCAACCGCCTGCATCTGCGGTGACTTGCTGCTGACTGCCAGCACGGGGCGCTCAAACTTCCACACTTCGTGCGGCAGGTACAGCGTGGCGTACTCACTCGTACCGTCAACCCACCGCTTAAGGGCAGCGCGACGACGACGACGCGAACCCGGCTGATAGGCAACGATGCACTGGGATGCATCCTCGAACGTCACTTCCGGCGTCTCTTCGTCATCCGGGTTGCCCCACACAAGGACGAACGAGCGGCCCGCGGTGACAGCACCCAGGAAGCCAAGCTGACTGTCAGCGTCCAACCCGTTCGCCTGCCACACGCGCGACGACTCAACGTCAGCGCGCTCCGCATTCGCCGGCTGAATACCGTTAACCGTCAGCCGCTCAATGGGCGAGTCCGAAACCACCTGCACCCAGTTGTCCGCAAAATCGCGGTACCGGTCGCCGTGATACTTCCGAAACTGGTCAGACGCAAACGCAAGCTTTTGGTTGCCGCGGTAGTAATCCGTATTCCGCTGGACGTACGGGCGGCGCCGCAGTAGTTCGCTCTCCAAACGCTCAACAAGCGCAGAGGCTTGCCCAATCGTTGCCACCCGTACCCCCTTCTATCCGCCCACGTAAAGTGGCCGCTTCTTCACTAGCCCAGCGGCGAGCGCGTCGCACATTGCTTCATGCGTCAGCACGCTCACAACAGCCATGTCAATTTTTCGAGTGTGCTCAGGCTTCGTCAGCACATAACGGTCACTAGGGCGCGCGGCCATACGCGTGTTGAACACGTGGCGCGCTGTCACATCGCAACCGTCATGCGTGAACGACGAATCCTGTTTAATGACGTCCGTCTTCAGGCGCTCGCACGCAGCGTGCATCTGCACCACGCGGCGAGTGTGCCAACGGATAACGCGCCGTTCGCCGTACCGTTCCGCCCACTGGTCGATTTCTGTTTCCCAATACGGCGGGTCGCAGTACATGAGTTTCACGTCGTATTTGGCGAAGAGCTCAGCCACAGCGGCGTCAACTTCAAGCCGCGGAACCTGCCCGCCCCACTCTTTCGGATTCCATACCGTCAGCCGGCCACTAGGCCCGTATGTCGGCGTGAACTGGAAACCGTCCATCGTCTCAGCGCGAATGCCGGTCCAGTCGTCGCTATCCGACCCGTCGAACCCGAGCACGATAGGCGCCTTCATAAGCTTGAACGCAGACGGGGCAGGCTTCTCACGATCGCGCGCACGAGACAACCACTGCGCCGACTCAACCCACGCACCGTCACCCGCAACTAGGCGGTTGCCGAAAAAGCGCTCAGCCTGGGCAGGGTCCGACTCAAGTAGCTCCGCTGCCTCCGCCTCAATGGCGTCAAGGTCAATATGCGGGCAATCCCCATAAACAATCTTGTGAATGCGCCGGCGCTCAACCTTGTTGCGGTAGGACAGCGTGGCAGGCGCCTGCGGGAAGTACCGGTAAACGTCTTCGGCGCTGCCCTCATGCGTACGCTGCGCGGTCGAACCCTCCGACGGGTCATACGCGTTCGTCGTCTCCATGCTGCGCCCGGACATGCCGGCCAGACCACGGCGCATAGTCTCAGCAACTTTGATCATCTTGTTCGTTGCGGAATACGTACCCGTCTCGTCCTGAATCGCGAACGTAATGGGGTTACCCAGTCGCGATTGGGCCGACGAAGTCACGACGTCAATGCGCCCTTCGTCACCAACCCGTATGAACCCTTCGCGCACGCTCATGATCGCGCCTAGGGAACCGTGCTTAACCATGGCAGTCAGCGGCCGGTACACGTTCGCTACCTGATCTTCGGATGTCGCCAGTAGCTGAATCAGCGGCGTCGGCTGCGGCACCGCCATGGGCTCGCCTGGGGCATAGTCGTAAAACCACCCACAGGGGCACCCATGGTCCCGGCACCTGTACCGCTCGCCACCCTCAGCGAAGCCGGCGAACACGGTTGGTCCGGCAGCCTCAGCCAAGACCACAGCCGCCGCAAACGGACCCTTGCCGCTCTTCTGCGACATGATCACCTGGGCTCGCCGGTAAACGAACGCCGTACTGCGCTGCCCTACCTCGGCTCCGTCACGCACCGTGTACAGGTTGCTGACGACCTTCAGTTGCCAGGGCAGAAGCTCAAACGTCTCACCTTGACGAAAGCCGTCCGGGATGACAGCGTGAGCTTCAATCCATGCGAGCGTGACCACCATGACGCGGCCGTCACCCATCCGCAACCGCCTTCAGACGGGCAGTCAGGGAAGCGACAGGAGAGGCAGCGGGCAGGGTTGACGACTCGTCATCATCCTGACCCGCCGGCGCAATGGTCCACTTGTTGCGCTGCATACCGCTGACACTCAGCCCCAGCGATTCGGCAAATTGCTTGACCGTAGACCAGATGATCGAAGAGGAGCGCGGCGATTCAGCGCGGACGAGCAAGCGCACATACGACGCGACTTCGAACTCTTGGTGAAGTTGCTCCCACATGGTGGCCTGGGGTGTCTCCCACAGGCGCGCCCATAGGTCCATCTCGCGCGGTGACGGGTCAGCCAGAGGGAACGCCGGCTCGTAGCCGTCTCGTCCGTCCGCGGGAAGGGTCACCCAGCCGGCCGCATCTGCCTTGTGGCTGCGCTCCTGCGACGTCGGCGCCGGCCCGGACCGTGCGCGTGCTCCGCCTCGTGACATGGGTCGTCACCTCCATTCGCTTGTTTGCAGTGCAAAGCGCCGGCGCTTTGTACCATGGCTTGTAGCAGTCTTTGAACCGGGCAGACCCCCGAGCGACCTCCCCCGCGCTCTTCACCCCCGGGGCCGGCAGGGGTCATGCCCCTGGGGGGGTGCGTCACATGTGCAAACTCAGTGCCTGTCGCCCTTGATCGAGTTGCACAGGAAGTGCGCAGCCTGTACGTTGGCCGGCTCATGCGTTCCGCCTTTGGCAAGCGGTATCACGTGGTCAATCGTCGGGGCCTTGGGATGCGGCACAGCCTGACCCATCATCATCGGATCACCACACAGCCGGCACATGTAACCGTCACGCTTGTAGATCTCACTGCGTCGCACAGGGGCAACGAACGCCGCACGCTCTCGCGCCCTTCGCCTGTGCTCAGCGTCTCTACGGATATCCCTATCCAGCGTGTCACGGCACACACCAGGGCACGTCAATGCGCGACCCTGTACCCGGTACGCCTTACCGCACACCACACACGCCTTGAATGACACCTTGCATACCGGCCAACGCTCGCGCAGGTACTGGAGCTTCCTAGCGGGGTGATCAGTAGACAACCCACATGACGCGGGCTTGCCGCTGCGGTACGTGTCCAACCACCCGCGATGCTCAGTGCTACACGCATAGCCTGTCTTGCGTGCCGACATGTGCTCAGCGCCGCACCACTCGCACGTGATCGCATAGCGGGTAGCCGTGCCGTATTCCTGCTTCCAATGCTTGGAGCACAGCCCGCGAGCGCGGTGCGTACCCTCACAGCCGTCAACCGAACACAGACGCACAGCGGCCCCCTAAGTAGTCTTTTGAGGACTACGAAGGGAGTCGGTGACTAGCGGTCGTTCCAGCCGCCCGGTTGTTCGCGCGCAGTGAGACGCGAGTGATGAGCCTTCGTCATAGCCTGAAGGTTCGACCAGTCATGACCGCGCGGACCTAGTGGCCCGAGCCCGTCAATGTGGTTCACCTCAGTGGCAACAGGTCTCAGCATGGGTGACAGCGCCATGCACTCAGCACACTCACACCATGGATGCTCCCTCAGGAACGCTCGCCTAGTGCGCTGCCATGACGTGCCATAGCCATTCCTCTTAGGGCCACGCCGGCGAGCCTGAGCCTTAGCCACACACTCACCACAGCGCCCACCAGGGGTCAGCACGGGGCAACCTGGGGTAGGGCACACGCTCATCGCACGCCTAGCCACGCCTCATGTCCTCCCGCGTCTTCACCCGGTGACACGCCTTGCACAGCACCTGCACATTGCCGGCCACGTCAGCGCCACCCTTCGACAGGGGCACGATGTGATCAACGTCGACAGCGCCCAGCGGAAAGGTGCCAAAACAGGCCGCGCACACGCCAAATTCAGCTTCACGCAACGAAAAACGCAAGCTAGCGGCGGCATTTTGGCCACGAAACAAGGCAATTCGCTGAGCACGATGAGCCCGCACTGAGCGGCGCTCCCCGAACGCGCTGTGATGAGCCGCGCAACGGCCCCTGTGAGTCGCCGGCAGACGGCAGTCAATGCACCGTGTGCGCATGCTGCCTCCGAAGGTGCTCACCGTGAGTAGGTTGTGCGGGCAGCGGGATTCGAACCCACGTCCTCTCCGTCCCAAACGGAGCGCGCTGACCAACCTGCGCCATACCCACATTCGCGCTCACGCGTAGGTCACCAGCCGTGTGAAGGCTCGTCCTGTCCGCGCTTGCGCTCGTCCGCTGTGAGGGATTCGAACCCCCATGCCGAAGCATCCGGGCCTAAGCCGGACGTGTCTACCATTCCACCAACAGCGGGCAGGCGCTTCGCTGAAGTGGTCAATGACCTAGGCGAAGCGCCGCAGTGCAGCCCCAATGCGCGCAAGGGGCCGCTAGGCGTACGGGCCGGAATCGAACCGGTCATGTCTCCACGCGCGGGACGCTATCCCGGGTTGGCCACACCAATAGCCACCACACCGCGTACGCAAGTGCCGGCCGCTCAACCCGTGGGGAGCAACCGACAACAGGGGGCACGCGCTCTGTCCGCCGAACCTGATAGGTGCTGTATGCGCGGCGCGTTTCCCTGCTACCTATATGAAGGGAGTCGGTGACTAGGGGTCAGCGGGTAGCCGGCGGGTTCGTCGCGACAGAAGCCGGGCGGTGACGCTGTGACGAACGTGCTCAAAATCTGGATTGCTCTCTATATGTGTTGATGTGAATTCAAAAAATAAGTCACAGCGTCACAGCATCACTAAGTGCAGGTCAGACGGGGTGCCCCTTCCCGCTGTGGTGACGCAGGAACATGTAGTTAGGCAAACTAACGATCTGAAGTCAGGCAAAAAGGGCGCTCAGTCGCGTTGACCGGCGCCCCTTCGCTGTGCCTACGCCGCCGCTTCGTCCTCTTCCGGCGTCGCCCACGTGATCCTGACGCGCTTCTCCACGGGTGTCTGCGCCCCTGCCGCCGGGTTCCGCATGATTTCTATGCGGTCAACGAAGATCGCCACGAACGCCCGTCGCTCCGGGATGCCGCTGCGCCCCCACCACGAGTCGGGCCCGGTCGGGTCGGTGCCAGGCTCACCCAGCCACTCACCGATCGGCATGACCGGGTTTTGCGCTTCGTCCAACTCCGCTAGCCGTTCTTCCGCACCCTGTAGCCGGAGCGTTGCCGCTGCCTCAGCCTTCAGGAAGTGCTTACGCCCGATCGCCCCGCCATACCCGCCGGCCGCACGGTCCTCGTACAGGTCTTCCAACGCGCCTAGTGCGTCGTGCCGTTCAGACAGGAGGGACGCGCGCTCACCCGTCGTCTCAGGGGCTTCTGTGAGCTTGCCGAAGCGCCGTGTGGCTTCCCACAGCATGGCTAGGGTGGCTTCGTCCTCGTGGTCCGCGGCACCGATGCGCGCCATGATGCGGCCGGCAACGTACTGATCCAGCGCCGCCATGCCGATCGTGTTGCCGCCTTCGTGCCGTCCGGGAAGCTTCTTTCGCCGCATACACCTGTAGGTTGCTCCGACGCTGCCGGCCTTGTGTCCTGAGCCGTTCGCCCCGCACTCGCAGTACAGCCGCCCCATAGCGGACAGCAGCGCCTGCCCCCGGCTCAGCCCCTTGCCGCGCCCCCTGCCGTCCAACCACCCTTGCAAGTCGTGCCACTCGTCCGGCGGGATGATGGCTCCGCATTCGAGCGTCAGCGGCGCCATGGTGACCGGGTCGCGCCTAATGCGGTACTCCGTGATTGTGTACGTCTTCTTACCAGCAGCGTCCGTCTTGTACACGGGGTCAGCCTGAAAGCCAGCAACGCGCGGGTCACGAAGAATGCGCTTCACAACTGCCGGGTCCCATGCGCTGCCCGCTGTGAGCTTGCCTACGGCGCTACCTCGTGTCGGTACGCCCGTGGTCTCGAACGATGCGCAAATGCCGCTAATGGAGCCTGGGTGGCCTACTCCGGGACCAGCGGGGACGAACGGTTTATCGCGGTGCTTTCGAATGCGCGCCCACATTTCGCGGATCACGTCCGGCTCATTCTTGAGCGGCCCGGAAAGCTTCTCAGTCGAATGCTGAAGGGTCTGGATTGTGACGTGTTGCCCGTTACCCAATTGCACATTCTGAGGCACCATCATAAAGCCGTAAGGGGGTCGCCCACCCAAATACCCACCAAGCGACTTTGCCGTTTCTTTAGCCCCTTGGATGGCGTCGGATTTGTTCTTGCTTTCGTTATGCGCGGCGTCAAGGCGCATGATGATGTGAATCAAATCCATGATGTTGCCCTTACGGAAAGTGCCTTCCGTAACGGACACAATCGTCACTCCGATATTGAGCAATTCGGAGACGATAGGAATTGCTTCGAGCGGGTCAAGGCGCGAGAAGCGGCTCACGTACATGACGAAAATCATGTTGACGTGTCCGCGGCGGCACTCGTCCAACAGCCGGTTGAACTCCGGGCGTTCAGCGGAACCGAAGGCGGACGTACCGGGGGCTTCGGAGAAGTGGCCCACCCATGTGACGTCCTCGCCGCGCTGACGAAGGTCCGATGCGGCTTTCTCGTTCGCTGCCCGCTGTGAGGCTGGTGACGCTACGCTTTGATTTTCCTTCGCGTACGACTGTCTGTCATAGCCTGCCGCGTGAATCGTCATCCCGGTAACCACCCCGTGTGTCATGCCGCTACGTTACCCCAAACTGAGTCAACTTTGAGGTTAGCTCAGTTGGGGGGAACTTGCCAGCACATGCCGTCTGACCAGCGGAAACGCCACTATGCCGGCCGCTTCACGTACGAGCCCATACCGGGTTCGGTCCTGATCAGCCCGTCTTCGCGCAACCGCCTGTACACCTTCTGAGCCGTCGCGTTGGCTACGCCGAACTCCGCTTGCAGCTGTAGCGACGTCGGAATGCGCGTGTCCGGCGGGTACGTTCCGTCACCGATTCGGGCGCTGAGAATTTCGAAGATCTGTACCCACTTCGGGCGTGTGTCGTCAAGATCACCCATGCTCACCACCGTAGGTAGCTATTGCGTGCCAGTCGACCGATAGCTATCTATGGCGCGCTACGGCGGACCGCGCTACTGTGACGAAACGACGAAACCCCCGCAACCGTGCGACCGGTCCGGGGGCATGGACGACACGATTGGAGCGCGCCGCCGTGACACAGCCTAGTCAGGTACTCGCCGAAGCACAGCCCACCGCGGGTTGCAAAGTGTGTAGCGCCCTTGCCCAGCAGCGTGAAGACGCGCGAGAGCTGCGCGACATGTCCGCGGTATCGGACTGCAACGTTGAGATCCGCCGCCACCCGCACGGGACGACGCGATGAGCGCCGCGCTGAAGTACGTCCAGACGGCTTACGCCTCGTGGCTGAGGCACGCTGACGACTGCCACATGTGCGCGCACGCCCCGAAGGCGACCAGCGGTTGCCCCTACGGTCAGAAGCTGTGGCAGAAGTACCGCACTGCCCGCTGACCCCCGATACCGGAGCCCTGTACGCCGACACGTACAGGGCTTCTTTCATGGCCACGCAGAAAGCCCCGTACCGGCCGCCGGCTAGGGCAGTCAGTACGGGGCTTCTTTCATGCGGTCAGTGCCGCGTCCAGCTCCTTGTACTTCCGGCGCACGGTTGCCGGGTGGCGACCAGCCGCGGAAGCAACTTCGATCGGGTTCAGCTTGTGCCGCCAACCCTTCTCGATAATCTCGTTCGCTTCCTTACGGGACATGCGCGGTGCGGGCTCAACGTCGACTAGATCCGCGTCGTGTGTCACGGTCAGCTCAGCGTCGCTGTTCTCGTCAGCAAGCCACTCGTCCAGCTCTCCTCGGTGGTCTTCCAAGACACGCTGCTTCCAGCTTGCTGCCGCATGCTCCGGCTCGTTCAGGAACCGTGCCTCAATGGGGTTGTCCCCCGTCAGCGGCAGCGTCTGCGGAGCCT